AGTAGCGGAAGAGTGAGAACTTCTATGTCTAAATTATGGGTTGACTTTGAAACACGGAGCCGTTGCGACCTTCGCAGCCGCGGCGTGTACAATTACGCGATGGACGCCAGCACCGACGTGCTGTGTATGTCATACGCATTTGATGACGAAGACGTGCGGACGTGGCTCCCCAGTGAGCCTTTCCCGCAAGCCGTGCGTGACCATAAGGGGCTGGTATACGCGCACAACGCAGCGTTCGAGCGCCTGATATTCTGGTATGTCCTTCAGGTCGATTTCAAGCTGGAGCAGTTTTACTGCACCGCAGCGCAGGCCCGCGCCAACTGTGCGCCGGGCAGCCTTGAGGATGTGGGCCGCTTCGCTGGCGCGACCATGAAGAAAGACCACCGCGGCGGACAACTGATCCGCGCGCTATCCATCCCGCAGTCAGACGGCACATTCCGCGAGGATGCCGCGCTGATGCAGGAGATGGTTGACTATTGCGAACAGGATGTCCGTGCCATGCGCGCTATCGCGCAGGCGCAGCGTCCGCTGTCGGCTGAAGAGTTGGCCGACTATCACACCAACGAGCGCATCAACGACCGCGGCGTCCTGCTTGACAGGCCGTTGGCGCTGGCGGCTGTGCGCTACGCTGAAACTGAATTGACAGAGATACAGTCCATCGTCGCAGAGGTGACGCACGGCGAGATTAAGTCCGTCCGCAGCCCCAAGATGAAGGATTGGGTGTTAACTAGGGTAGGGCCGCAGGCTGTAGCCGTGGCGACCGTGATGAAGGACGGCGTCGAGAAGCTGTCCATTGACAAGAACGTGCGCGCTAACTTACTCGTGCTGGCAGAGGAGAACCCTGATGAAGTTCCGGCGGAAGTTGCAGAAGTCATCCAGTGCGCGGACGATCTGTGGGCATCGTCCGTTGCTAAATTCCAGCGTGCCGCGGCGCTTGCTGATGAGGAAGATTTTCGAGTTAGAGGAGCATTTGTATTTGCAGGAGGCAGTGCTACTGGCCGCGCTTCATCATATGGGCTTCAGGTCCACAATTTCCCGCGAAAGTGTGCCGACGACCCTGCATTAGTGCGGCAGGCTATGGTGCGCGGCCACCAGATTGTTCCCGAATATGGCCGCCGCGTGACGGACGTGCTGAAAGGTATGCTACGCCCTGCGCTGATGGCCGACAAAGGCAAGCGGCTGGTTGTCGCCGATTGGGCCGCCATCGAAGCGCGGGTGACGCCGTGGGCGTCCAACAGCATCTTTGGTGCGAACAAGCTGGACATCTTTGCCAAGGGTGAGGACGTCTACAAGCACAACGCTATGGCGACCTTCCATGTCGGCTATGATGACGTTGACAAAGACCAGCGCCAGATCGGGAAGGTGCAAGAGTTGGCGTGCGGCTTTGCAGGCGGCGTCGGCGCGTTTGCCAGCATGGGCCGCATCTACGGCTTGCTAATGTCGGAGAGCGACGCGAAGCGCATGGTGGATGCATGGCGCAGGGCTAACAAGTGGGCCGTGCCTTACTGGTCTGGCCTTGAGGAAACCTATATGCGCGCCATGCGGAACAAGGGCCGCGAGTTTACCATCGGGCGCGTCACATATTTATTTGACGGACTGCATCTTTGGTATGCGCTTCCGTCTGGCCGTGTGTTATGCTATCCTTTCGCCCGTTTCGACGAGGAAGGCAATCTGACCTATGCCAAGGCTTCATGGAAGCCAGCCGCAGACGCTAAGGAATGGCCTAGAGCGCGGCTGTGGCGCGGTCTGGCGTGTGAGAACATCACGCAGGCTGTCGCTAATGACTTGCTGCGCTACGCCTTGCGTCGGTTGGATGACGTAGTGCTGCACATTCACGACGAAATAGTCTTGGAAGTGCCAGAAGATGAAGCCGAAGCCGCCGCCGCGCGGCTGGTGCAGATTATGTGTGAGCCGCCACCTTGGGCGTCGGGTTTACCCCTGAACGCAGAAGTGGCAATTATGGAACGATACGGGAAATAGAGGAGCAAGCGATGAGTGAGGATCGCACGAAGTTCATAGAGTATATAACTGGCTTGGCGACAGACAATGTCGGCGAGACAGCCCTTGTTGTGCGTCAGAAGCCGCAGCACGACAGCGACGGCAACATGATATTCCACGCAGACGGCGCGCCGAAGGCGACCTTCCCTGCGTTTCTGCCAGAAAAGACCCGCATGAAAGAAGGCGAGGCATGGTATGTCAACACAGGTTCGTTCATCGTTGACCGCTTTGTAGACGGCAAGCCGTCCGCCAAGTCGAGCAACGTCGAGTATGTCCTGTTTATGATGCTGGACGATGTCGGCACTAAGTCAAAGACGCCCCCGCTGGAGCCGACATGGGTGTTGGAAACCAGCGAAGGTTCGTTCCAGTGGGGCTACGCGTTCAGCGAACAGCCACGCAAGGGCGACTTCTGCGCTGCCATCAAGGCGATTGCCGACGCTGGCTACACTGATCCCGGCGCGACTAACGCTGTCCGCAACTGCCGTATCCCCGGCAGCGTCAACCTGAAGCGCGGACGCAACAACTTTCCTGCGCGGCTAGTCTCGTTCAACCCTGAGCGTGAGTATACGCTGGGGCAAATCTGCGAGGCGCTGGACGTCACACCAGAGGAAGGCGACACAGCCGACTATAAAGCTGTGCAGTTGCGCGACACGGGGCTTGACAACGTCTTGACATGGCTTGCCGAAAAGAACCTAGTCTTGTCGCACGTCAACGCTGACGGCTGGTGCGGCATCGTCTGCCCTAACCATCAGGAACACAGCGACGGCATGATTGAGGCGCGCTACAAGCCGCTGGATCGTTCGTTCTGCTGCTATCATGGGCATTGCCAAGACTTAGACAGCCGCACCTTTCTTGATTGGGTAGCCAACGAAGGCGGCCCGAAGGTATCGCCGGGCTTGCGTGACGAACTAATCGCTGAACGTCTGGCGTCGATGTATGAGAAAATCGCACCGACCGAAGCCTTCCCTGATGAAGCCGCAGCGCGTGTGCGTGAAGTCGAAAAGAAAGAAGCAGGACGGCTGGAACAAAGCGAGTGGTTCGAGCGTTTCGCCTATATACAGTCCGATGACTGCTATTTTGACATGGTGACGCGTCAAGAGATAGCCCGCAACGTCTTTAACGCGTTGTTCCGTCACGTTGACTGCCGCTCCATCCACAAGAAGACCCAGCGTGTGCAGTCGTCCATCTATTTTGATGAGCGCCGTCAGGATCGCGGCGCGCCTGCACTGTCGGCGGTGACGTTCGCCGCTGGCGATGACGTGCTAGTGACGCGTGACGGGTTGGTTTACGGCAACCGCTGGTCTGATGCACGCCCTGACGTGTCCAGCAGCGACAAGATTGCAGACCATGACGTTGAGCCGTGGCTACAGCATTGCCGCGACTTGATAGCGGATGATGCGGAGTTAGACCACATCCTCAACGCTATGGCGTTCAAGATACAGCATCCTAACATCAAGATTAACCATGCCATCCTGATTGGTGGTGATGAAGGCGTTGGTAAGGACAGTATGTTCCAGCCGTTCCTGTGGGCGCTGGGCGGTCAACACTGGCGCAATCGGTCAGTCATTGAGGCTGGCGGGTTGGACAGCCAGTGGGGCTATTCGCTTGAGGCTGAAGTTGTCATCCTGAACGAGTTAAAGGAACCAGAGGCCCGTGAGCGCCGCGCTATGGCTAACAAGCTGAAGCCGCTCATCGCTGCGCCGCCTGAAACGCTGTCAGTCAATCGCAAGGGTATGCACCCGTATGAGTTGGTCAACCGCCTGATGGTGATTGCCTACACGAACGATCCGCTGCCTATCACGTTGCCGACACAGGACCGCCGCTGGTTCTGCGTGTGGACGCACGCGCCGCGCATGGCGCCAGCCGCCGCTGATAAGCTGTGGAACTGGTATAAGGCAGGCGGCTATGAAAAGTGCGCCGCATGGCTGTGGCAGCGCGACGTGTCGCGGTTCAACCCTGCCGCTGCGCCGCCTGTCACCGAATGGAAGCTGAACATGGTCGAGCATGGCATGAGCGTAGCGGAAAGCTATCTTGTGGACATGATGCGGCTTCGGACGGGCGTGTTCTCCGATGGCGTCATCGGTGGGCCTTTCCACCGCATCTGTGACGCTCTGGCAGTTAACGTGCCTGCGGGCGTGAAAATACCGCAGGCTGCATTGCTTCATGCGTTAAAGGAAGCTGGCTGGGTTGACATGGGGCGTCTTAACTCAAAGGACTACCCAACCAAGAAACATATCTTTGTCGCGCCTGACCTTGTTAGGAAACATGGCAAGTCAGAGTTGCGCCGAATGGCAGAGGAACTGCCCAAGTCCAGCATCATGCCGAACATAGGCAAGAATTGACAACCATTTGGTTGCAATGATATAGGCTCAAGGTCGGCGTTGCTCCTCCGGCCTTTTTAAGCCCCCGGCGTCCTCACTCCGCCGGGGGCTTTTATTTCACACCATCGCTGCGGCGGTGGCCCCCGCTGGTTTCGGCCAGCGGGATTTTATTTTTCTATAGCGGCCTTCAACAGAGGCAATCGTCAGCCCCATTCGCTCGGCCATGTAGGCTGGCCGTAGGCCATGCTCATAATAACTCATCAACTCTGCATCCATTTCAGGCGTCCATGTGCGACTAGATCGTTTTACTATTGGCATTTGCTTTGCTCCATTATCTCGCACCCACCAGCGGGTCAGGCTTGGGTGCAGGGATGATGAGGCTTTTAAGGTTTTCCAAGGCATCCTCGTCATAATTTACTAAATTTTGAGTATATGCCTTCACAATGTCGCTCACCTTCTGCTGGAAATCAGACAGTTTTCGCTCGGTGGCTTCGCAGTTGGGGCAGTGTTGTGTCTTAACGCCACTCACAGCGACCTCCCTATCTCGATGCCCTTGCGGATGCCTTGCTCGACCATACGCAGTCCGAATAGGTGGTCGTAATCGCCTGATAAGTAGAAAGCTACGCAGCTTGCCTCCGAGCCGCACTGCGCGGCTTGCGCGGCACAGATTTCCCGTGCGGCTTTGCGGATTGTCATGTCGTCTTCGTTGGTCATATCTCATCCTTTAATGCGGCTTCTGCATCCTCGATCAATTCAATCGGCGGGTAGCGCAGATAGTTTACATGGTCGGCGGTTATCACGCCCAGAAACTCCAGATACTCCATCAGGCGGTAGGCCAAGGTAGCCTCGGCTCGTTCAGTGTATCTGTCGGGCAGTGCGTCGTCGTCGTCGTCGGTCATGTTGCTTTCCAATCTTTAGGGTAGGGGACTGTCCGATAGCTGGTCATGTGCAGTCGGCCATCTTCGCCCCAATGTTCAGTGATGGTTGAACCATCATCGTTCAGGATAACCGCAAGGTCGCCGAAAAGGCGCAGCGGCTCTCCCGTCTTTGGGTTGATGCGGTAGCGTATGGCGGCAGGGTCTATGAACCCGCCAGTTGGAAAAGGGTCGTCCCGCCATACAGGCCGTGCGGCGTGGATGTAGACTGGTATTTTGTCGGTCATTGGTTTAGCACCTCCGTAATTATTCGCGTTGTGCGCTTTGGTATTGGATGTCGCCACGCGTCAAAAACATAGTCTTCTGGCGTATCTTTAACCCGCAGCGTGTTAGCTACAATTTCATCATGCGTCGGGTGCATCTTCAAGATGTCGTCTGATGTGAAATCATACCTTGCATAAGCTTTAAGTGCTTTAGACAAATCCTTGTAAATGATGCCGACCGGCGAACCATCAGGCAAATACCAGAAAGCATCAAAACTGATGGCGGTATCAAGCATAAACTTGTTAAGTTCTTCCGTGCCGTCTGGCGGCAATATGGATGTGTTATACCACCGCATAATGTCTTTCTTGGTTGTCATGTCAAACTAGCCTTGTGATAAAGGTCACGCCATCCACAGTGCGGCATTTAAATGCTTTGCCGTTGCGGATGCCGTATTGCGAGACGTTGCGGCTGGTGCGCTTGGCATCGCCGCGCTTGTCGGCTGGCATGGTGGCGACTTCGCCGATTTCCAGCGTCCCCATTGGGTAAAACATGGGGCGGCTCATTTGCTTTGTTCCTTTTCATCGCGCTTGCGCTCCGCAAACGTCTTACCGTCCAGTCCGCGCAGCGGCCATGCGCTGTCGGAGGATACGCGATGTTTACGCCCCATAGGGGCGGCTTGTTGTGGCTTTATCATGGTCTTATATCTCCAATGTTGTCGATGGTTTGGCGCGCTTGTCGTTCAGCCTATCCAGCCAATAGACTTGCTCCGGTCCATAGGACCGCGCTGCATGGTATTTGAACAACGCTAGGGCTAGGTCGTCATATCCTTTGCGCTTGTGCGTGACGATTAGCGGTGACGGCGTCATGGCCTCTAAGTCAATCCGCCGTGCGCGGCTCTTGCTTCTGGATGCTTCCTCTATGTCGCGCAGCGTCAGGCGCAGGTTATGCTCCCTGTTGATGTGTTGCAGCACGGCGGATTTATCGCTGATATAGCCGCATAGGTGCTTTATCTGCTTTTTGACTGCATAATCCATTAGCGTTTCACCTTTTTGATGTAGCGGCCTGTCTTAGGGTCGCGCAGGGTCGCGTGACGTTTCCAGTAAAGCAATTCGGCACTTTCGCGGGTCCACATGGCTTGCCATTTGCTGTCTTGCTTAACGGCCTCCCATAGCAGCCACAGCGTGACGCCTTGCGATATTAAAAGCAAAACGATTGCGATTTGGTATTGGTTCATTGGTCAGTCCTCTAATAATAAGGTTAATAGGAATAGGGCGGCTCCAGCCAACAGCGCCGTCATTCCGCTGCATCGTCCAGCAGGGCGTTATTTTCAGCCACTAGGCGGTCGTATAGTATCTGTAACGCTTCTAGCTCTTCCTGTGCGTCTGTGAGCGTCTCCAGACGTTCGCCTAGCACTAGGGCTAGGTCATTGTCGCAATAGCGCGCAGCTTCAGTCAGTGCGGCGTCTGATACCATGCGCCAATATGTGCGGTCGTGTGTCATCGGTCAGTTTCCTAATCTTGCACTTGTTCAATATGCGTTACGTTAACACCTCGGCTCTCAAGCTGCGCCAGTGCGTCAGCTTCAGATGTTGCGTTTAGATAGCAATCATCCCATGCGGTCACACCGCTCCCCGTTTTGCTGTCGGCCTCATAATAGAATGTCATGGTTCAGTTTCCTTTCAATGTGTGAATGATTGACCATATCGCCAGCGCGCCAGCGCCAGCGAATAGGCTTAGGGCGGCAATGTGGGCGACCATGTTACGCGCCCTCCACGTTGACGAACACATAGCCATTGCCCTTGGCATTGCCGCCTTGTGCAAATGTGCCAGTCCAGCCCATTTTAGCGATTAGGGCGTCCGCAGCGGCCTTGTGTGCGCCATCAGTGTTTAGCGCATAGTCATATGGGATAGTGACGCTGCCGCTGTATGCGCTGGCCTCTATGCGCGCGCCTTTAGTGTTGGTCGCGAAAAGGTAACGGGTCTCGATTGCTTGTGTAATGAATGTCATAGTGTCTCACTCCTATAATTGGCACTAGCGCCATCCTCGGCGCGGATTGCTCCGCGCTCCGGTGGTGTTAGGCGGCTTTGCGTAACCGCGCCATTTCATCCAGCCATGCAAGGTCCGCCTCAATCTTTGCGGCTGCTAAATCGTCAAGCCGCGGTGTCGCTGTGGATTTTGCGTAATCGTAACGCGCCTCTGTCGCGCGCGCTCCGTAAACAGAAACTAATTCCGCTTGAAATGCATTGTCCGCGTCAATGGCGGCTTGAAATAGTGGATGCGTAGTTGTCATGGTGTCTCACTCCTATGTTGTGGGCGGCGCTGAGGCCGCCCGATTGATTAAGCTGTCAACTCTTCCCACGATGGCAACTCCCAATGGTCTGACAGTTTCAACTTTCCGTCAGGCCCAATAACAAGCAGCGGGCTTTCGTCGCCGCGTGTAGGATGTTCGTAAAACTTATGTCCGGCGACCGCGCCCATAAGATAAGGCTTAGTGGCTAAGAATGTTTTGGCTTTGTCAGATAGTGTAGGCATAGCAGTAGCTCCGTTGTTGATGCCCTCTTATGTGCCCTCTTACTCATGCTGTCAACAACAAAATGTGTTGCAGATAAAAAAGATTTTGAGGGTAAAAATAGGCCAAAAATAGGGACGTCATCGGGACGTCATTTTGACGTCCCTAAATGACGTCCGACCATACAAAAAATAAATCTGTGGATAACTTTATGAAAATGGACGTCATTGGACGTCAAAAAAAACGTCATGAAAATCACCGCAAATGACGTCCCGAATAATGGCTTGATTGCGCGGTTTACAACCAAAAGGACGTCATATTGTTATAAAATAGATAAGAAGCTAGAGATCTAAAAAAAGTAACCTATATGGTTAGTATACGTATTTTCTGGCGCAACTTGCGTTTTCAGAAAAAATGACGTCCCTTAGTGTATTAACACAGTAACACACCTAGTCGATTGACCACGCAAACTGACCACGCAAACTGACCACGCAATCGGTTCATCGCAGACATGGATTGTCATGACGTCCATGACGTCTGCCACTGTGTTAACACACTAACACACCAGCTAGCCGATGTGTTTTTTACTGACACTGTTGTTAGCACAAAGTGAAAGGCCATCCGCAATCTACGCGATAGAACAGAACCAGAACGCTGGCTGGCAGGAGGGGGGAGGGGTGGGGCCGAGGGCCGCGTGACTGTCACGGGCACGGTCCGCAAACAATTTTTATTTTTTCGGCTAAAAGCGATCCATTTTTTTATTTTTGCAATCTGGTTTGCAACACACTATAGTACGCCCAATGACTTTCTACTCACTGCCATTCACACCAGAACGGACGCAAGCCACCGAGGCGCGGCTAGAGGCAATCTATGAAGCTGCCCGCTATGGCCTGAAGGGTGACAGTCTTGCTATGGCCGCAGGTCTAACCCCGCGGCAGTTCCGCGTGCTGGCCGACGCTGACCCGCTGGTGGAGATGGCTGAGATTAAAGGTCGCACTGACGGCGAATACACAGCGGCTAAGACTATGTACGAAGCGGCGCGCGATGGCGACAGCAAAGCTGCGCTGGAGATACTCAAGCATCAGCACGGCTGGGTAGCCAAGCAGCAGATTGACGTAAACATCGACCAGCAGATCAGCGTAATTGCTGCCTTGGAGAAAGCGCAGTCGCGCGTCATTGAAGGGCTGTACACGGAAGCGCCCCAGTTAGAGAATAGGACATCAGATGCAGCAGCCGGTATACAGCGCGCAGGACGAAGTGGAATTGATGGCGCGGTTATGGACGCCGTCGATTAAAGACGATCCATTAGCGTTTGTACTTCTTGCGTTTCCGTGGGGCGAACCCGGCACGCCGTTAGAGAAACACGCTGGCCCTCGCAAATGGCAGCGCGAAGTGCTGGGGACCATACGCGACCATATTAAGCAGAACAACGGCAAGATAGATTACGATACGTTTCGGCTTGCCGTCGCATCCGGACGCGGTATCGGCAAGTCGGCGCTGGTCAGTTGGTTAGTTATCTGGATGATGTCCACACGCATAGGTGGGTCTGTGATTGTTTCGGCCAACTCTGAAGCGCAGTTACGTTCAGTTACATGGGCGGAAATCACAAAGTGGTTGGCGATGGCTATTAACAGCCATTGGTATGAGATTGCGGCTACCCGTATTATGCCCGCCAAATGGCTAACTGAGATTGTAGAACGTGAACTCAAAAAAGGTACGCGTTATTGGTCGGTCGAAGGGCGTTTATGGTCGGAAGAAAACCCTGACGCATACGCAGGCTTGCACAACGAAGACGGTGTACTGCTGATCTTCGACGAAGCCAGCGGTATTCCAGACTCAATATGGTCCGTATCGGATGGTTTCTTTACGGAGAATACGCCGCACCGCTTTCACGTCGCCTTTTCCAACCCGCGGCGGAACACTGGCTATTTTTACGAGACATTCCACAGCAAGCGGGCGTTCTGGCAAACGCGCAACATCGACGCGCGCGAAGTCGAGGGTACAGACAAAAACTTGTACCAGCGCATCATCGACGAATACGGGCCAGACAGCTACCAAGCGCACGTCGAAGTCTTCGGAAAGTTCCCCAGTGAAGGTGACGACCAGTTTATCGGCGTCAATCTGGTGGACGACGCGATGGCACGGCCCAAGCATAAGGACGAAACGGCACCCATTGCCATCGGTGTTGACCCTGCACGCTTTGGTGCTGACGCTACCGTCATCGCTGTGCGGCAGGGCCGCGATCTTATCGCCATCAAGCGGCTGAAAGGCGCTGACACGATGGAAGTGGTAGGCCATGTCATCGAAGCGATAGAGGAATATAAGCCTGCGCTGGTCGTGATCGACGAAGGCGGGCTAGGCGCAGGCATTGTAGACCGGCTGAAAGAGCAGCGGTACAAGATACGCGGCGTGAACTTCGGCAATAAGGCCATGAAGCAGATGATGTACGGCAACAAACGCGCTGAGATGTGGGGCGCCATGCGAGATTGGCTGAAAACGGCGCACATACCAGCAGATCGGTTCCTGAAAACAGACCTGATAAGCCCGAAGATAAAGCCTGACAGCAAAGGGACGATCTTCCTCGAAAGCAAGAAGGACATGAAGTCGCGCGGGCTGGCCTCACCAGACGCTGCGGACGCCATTGCGGTCACGTTTGCATTTCCTATCGCACACCGCGAAGCACGCGTTGACAAGCGACGCATGAGCAGTTATTCTCCACAAGGAATTTCTACAAGCTGGATGGGTTCGTAAGCATGGCGGACAAGAAAAAGTCTGTGTCGCTGTCAGTTGGCCGTGGGGAGAAGCTGTCCGCTGCCAAAGGCGCGGGGCTGACTGCCAAGGGCCGTGCAAAGTACAACGCTGCGACAGGCTCGAAGCTGAAAGCGCCAGCGCCCAACCCGAAGACAAAGGCCGATGCAGGCCGCAAAGCGTCATTTTGCGCCCGTATGGGCGCTGTAGCAGCCAAGGCTAAGGACGGTACCCGCGCTAAGGCTAGTTTGAAAAGGTGGAATTGCTCATGAAGCCCGGTCTGTATGCCAATATTCACGCCAAGAAGGCCCGCATAGCGGCTGGATCAGGCGAAAAGATGCGTAAACCCGGCGCTAAAGGCGCACCAACAGCCAAAGCGTTCAAAGAGAGCGCCAAAACAGCTAAACCAGCTAAGAAGGGTAAGTAAATGCCAGCCAACAAATTCACCAAAGCATTGTACAAGTCTGGTACTATTAAGGCTGAAAAGGCCGCTATCGCTAACCGCGATCCAGCCCGTGCGCGTGCAGCCATGAAAGCTGTAGCCCGCGAAGGTACGACACGCCCACCAGAAATGGTAAAAGCTGCCAAGCCAGTGCAAGTCATCCGTACAACGACGATGATGAAGCCAACGCCAACGAAGAAGAAATAATCATGCCGCTCGTCAAATCGACAGGCAAAGCCGCGTTTCGTAAGAACATCAAGGCCGAAGTAAACGCTGGCAAGCCTGTCAAACAGGCTGTGGCGATAGCCTACAGCGTCAAGCGGGAAGCCGCCAAGAAGGGCAAGAAATAGCACATGGCCGACCCTACAGGCATCAATACGGCAGGAAAAGTCGCCAACGTAGGCTCTAACCCGCCGAAAACGACCGGCGACGACCATGACAAGATGGCAACCATGCGGTCGCGCCTGCAAATGGCGCAGGCTGCGTACTCTGACAGCCGTGAAGACGAACTAGACGACCTGCGGTTCATGGCTGGCAGCCCTGACAACCAGTGGCAGTGGCCTGCTGACGTGTTGGCGACCCGCGGAAGCGTCCAAGGGCAGACAATTAACGCACGTCCATGCTTGACAATTAACAAATTGCCGCAGCACGTCCGTCAAGTTACCAACGAACAGCGTCAAAACCGCCCCAGCGGTAAGGTCATCCCCGCCGACGACAACGCTGACGTGCAGGTAGCAGAGATTTTCAACGGTGTGGTGCGCCACATCGAGTATATGTCAGACGCTGACGTTGCCTATGACACTGCCTGCGACAACCAAGTCACATACGGCGAAGGCTATATTCGTCTGCTGACTGAGTATTGCAACGAAGAGAGTTTCGACCAAGACATCCGCATCGCGCGCGTCCGCAACGCATTCAGCGTCTACATGGACCCAACGATCCAAGACCCATGCGGCGCAGACGCTGAATGGTGCTTTGTCACCGAAGACATCCTGATTTCCGACTATGAGCGTATGTTCCCAGACGCCTCACCTGTCTCGACCCTCATGTCGCAGGGCGTTGGTAACGAGAGCATGGCGCAGTGGCTGGCTGAAGACACCATCCGCATCGCGGAATACTTCTACAAGTCATATGAGAAAGCTACGCTGAACCTGTACCCTGACAATGAGACAGCGTTTAAGGGTTCAAACCGCGACAAACAGCTAGGTATTAACTTTGGGGCGCCTATCCGCACACGCGAAGTAGACCGCCAGAAAGTCATGTGGATGAAGACCAACGGGTTTGACATCCTCGACGAGCGTGAATGGCCCGGCAAGTGGATACCTGTCGTGCGCGTTGTCGGTAACGAATGGGAAGTCGAAGGCAAGCTGTACATCTCTGGTCTTGTGCGTAACGCCAAGGACGCACAGCGTATGTACAACTACTGGACCAGCCAAGAGGCAGAAATGCTGGCGCTGGCGCCAAAAGCACCGTTTATTGGTTACGGCGGCCAGTTCGAAGGCTACGAAATGCAGTGGAAGACTGCCAATACGACCAACTGGCCGTATCTGGAAGTCAATCCAGACGTCACAGACGGCGCTGGAGCTGTTTTGCCGTTGCCACAGCGTGCAGCGCCCCCGCTACCCCAAACAGGTCTGATACAGGCTAAAATGGGCGCTGGTGAGGATATTAAGGCCACCACAGGTCAGTACGACGCCTCGCTGGGCCAACAGGGCAACGAACGGTCGGCCAAGGCTATTGTCGCGCGCGAAAAGCAAGGCGATGTCGGCACGTATCACTACGTAGACAACCTTGCGCGTGCCATTCGGCACATCACACGCCAGATCGTAGACCTGATACCGAAGATTTACGACACGCAGCGCATCGCACGCATCATCGGCGTTGACGGTGACGTTGACATGGTCAAGTTCAACCCGACGCAAAAAGAGCCTGTCAAGGAAATTCGTGACGAAATGGGTGCGTTGATCGAAAAGGTCTACAACCCCGGCGTTGGTACTTACGACGTCATGGTCACAACTGGCCCCGGCTACATGACGAAGCGTCAAGAAGCCCTCGACGCCATGAGCCAGATTTTGCAGTCCAATCCGGCACTTTGGTCGGTTGCAGGCGATCTGTTCATCAAGAACATGGATTGGCCCGGCGCGCAGGAAATGGCGGAGCGGTTCAAGAAAATTCTTGATCCGAAGGTATTGTCGGAAGGCGATCAGTCGCCTGAGATGATGGCCGCGCAGCAGCAGATGGAAGCCATGACGCAGGAACTGAACCGGATGACAGACATCATCCAGAATGTTCAGGACAGCGTCGCGCAGCGCGAAGTGGACATCAAGGAATACAAGGCGCAGGTAGACGCTTACGACGCCGAAACGAAGCGCATTTCTGCGGTTCAGAACAGTATGTCACCTGAGCAAATCCAAGACATCGTCATGGGTACAATTGCAGCCGCGATGGACACAGGCGACCTGATCGGCGGCGCACCTGAAATGCGCGAACAGCCTCAGATGGACGAAGAGGTGATGCAGCCCCAGCAGCAGCCAATGCCTGAAATGGGCATGGAAGAGATGCCTGAGACGCAGGAAATGCCAGAAATGGGTATGGAAGAAGCAATGGCACCGCCAGAAGAACCCGGCCAATCGCCTGAAGGAATGATGTAATGAGTTGCGCTGATTTTGTAGGAACACTGTTTTTGGCGCGTGACGTGGCACACTCGACGCATCTGAACACACGCAGCTACGCAAAGCATAAAGCGTTGCGGAAGTTTTACAGTGAAATCATTGACTTGGCAGACAAATACGCGGAAGCCTATCAGGGCAAATACGGCCTCATTGGCCCTATTTCGCTGATGTCGGCTAAGAAAACCAACAACATTGTCGAGTTTCTTGAAGGTCAAGTAGACGAACTGATGGAAATGCGGTATAAAGTCGTCGATAAGGATTGCACCCCAATCCAAAACATTATCGACGAGATTTTTGGCCTGTATTACAGCACGCTGTATAAACTAAAATTTCTCGCATAAGGACGCGCTATGGAACTCTTAAACCCACTAAGCAAAGCTGATTATCCTGCATACAGCGTGGCGTATACCGGCACTGCTGGTAGCACATCTGCATGGCCTCCCGGCGCGCAAGGCGTTGTGGTCTGGTCGGATCAGGCTTGCTACGTCGAAGTAGGTGTCGGCGCTGTCGCTACGACCGCCAGCACGCCAATTCCACCATTTACGCCGATCCCGTTTGTTTTGCCGACCAATACGAACGGCGCACCTTGGCGCGTAAGCGCAATCCAAGTGTCAACCGGCGGCACTGTGTACGCCAAGCCGATCAACCGGAACTAATATATGGGTTTCGGGGGCGCCCTTCGTAACGGTATTGCGCTCGGTCTGGGCAGCATTATCTCGTTTTTTTCGGGTTATGGCCCGGATCAAGCGCAAGGCAACCTCGAAACTGAAAACGGAGACAACCTCGTCCAAGAGGACGGCGGATTGTTGCTGCTGGAGTAATTAGATGTCAGTAACCCCCTCACCCATTGGCGGTTTTGCAGCGCAGTTTTTCGATAATAACGGCGTTATCCTGTCGGGCGGCAAGATTTACACCTATGCAGCCGGCACGACTACGCCGCAGGCGACATACACCAGCGCGTCTGGCGTTACGCCGCACGCAAACCCTATCATATTGGACAGTGCAGGACGCGTACCGGGCGGTGAGATTTGGCTGACTGACGGTCTGGTCTATAAGTTTGTCATCGAGACAGCGACAGGCATCCTGCTTGGCACTTACGACAACATCACCGGCGTCAACTCGAACTTCGTCAACTACACGGTGCAGGAAGAAGTCATCACGGCCACCGCCGGTCAGACTGTATTTAACCTTTCGACGATTAACTACACGCCCGGCACGAACTCGCTGTCGGTCTACATCGACGGCGTGAACCAGTATGTCGGTGACAGCTATCTGGAAACGGACAGCGACACTGTCACGTTTACATCTGGCGTACATGTCGGCGGCGAAGTTAAGTTTACGACGGCAGTACAAAGCACCACAGGCGCTGTGGATGCGTCCATTGTCAGTTATGAGCCTCCATATACCGGCAGTGTTGCCACCAACGTAGAAGCCAAGCTGGCTCAGTACGTTTCAGTAGCTGACTTTGGCGCTGTTGGCGATGGTACAACCGATGATGCTGCTGCTATTCAAGCTGCGATGACGGCTGCCGATGGCGGTGTTCTAACATTCGGTGCAGGGTTAACATACCTTCTTGAAGATGAAATCCTTGTGCCCGCCAACACTACGGTTGAGTTGAACGGAGCAACAATAAATTTTGACGTAGTTGGCTCAGTCTATTGCTTCAAAATGGGCAATGACAGCGTCATCCAAAACGGAACAATTAATCAAATCAACACTGCTAATGAAGTCGGCGTTAACGGTTCATTCAGGTGTCCGATTACGGTTGGATCATTCAACGCTGGATTTGCTAGTCAGGGCGCACGAAACGTCACCATTCAAAACTTGGAGTTGAGCAACAGCCGACCTGTCGGTCAGTGCATCAGTGTTTACTCCGACAGCTTCAACGTGTTAATTCAAAATTGTGCAATCAACGATGGCGGCGGCGCTAAAAACGGGCTTGCTTGCCACTGGAGTCTTGACACAGGCACACCCGCAGACGGAACGCAACACCCCAGCGCAATTCGTGTTGTCAACTGCGTCTTTGCTGATTTTGACGTTGGTGTCTATTTGTCGGCAGCATACCAAGTCAGCATTGAAAACTGCAAGTTCTTGGATTGCGGCAAAGGTGTCGAAGCCTATCGCGGGGATTACAGCAATGTTTATGCCCCTGTTGCAATCCAACCTTTTGTAAACCGTGAAATTCGGGTTACAAATAGCCAGATGCGCGGATGTGCAATTGCGGTTGAAATTGACGGTATCGAAGGTTTGACAGCCCCACAGTCTATCATGAGTGTCGATGTAATTGGTTGCCAATTGTTTGGCCCGACATCTGGAACTGCAAATGACCGCGGCTTTTACATTCGCGGCACTTCTCGCGGCAGTATTCGTGACTGCATCATTTCAGAGTTTGACGGCTACGGCATCGACTTTGTTGGCTCGGCTGAAAACTACGTTATTGATAACTGCACGATTAACGGCAATGAACTTGCTGGCATTTACTCCAGAGACACCGACCTAATCACCGACGTCAACATTAGCAACTGCCGCATTTACGGCAACGCCGCCTCCAGCGGCCTTGCAACCAAACCCGGCGTTCGGATCGGTTCGCTTTGCCAGAATTGGGAAGTTAAGAACTGCGCTTTTGGTACTTCGGTCGGTGAGTCTCAGGCAACCTCTGTCGCCATTGAGCCTACTTCTCAGTACATAAGCCTTGTCAATAACCACACTTATGGTGTGGTAGACTACGCTTATCGAGTTACTGGCGCTACCAGCTTTGCAACCAGCAGCACTTTGCAGTTGAACTTTGTCGGAAACACAGCAGACGCTGGAATTGTGGTCTATGACGGCTCTCCATGCGCCACGGTTGTTGGCCCCGCGTTGCGCCAGATGTGGTATAACGCCGCACCTACCGTTGGTGCTTGGCGCGTTGGGGATATTATTTGGAACACATCGGCTGCGGCGGGTGGTACTGTCGGATGGGTTTGCACAACCGCAGGCACACCGGGAACTTGGAAAACTTTTGGCGCTATCGCCGCATAAGGAACAATTATGGCAGATAAAAAAATTTCGCAGTTAACGGCGGCAAACACACCACTGGCCGGTACAGAGGTATTGCCGATTGTTCAAGGCGGTAGCACCGTAAAAGTCAGCGTTGCAAATTTGACTGCGGGACGAACAGTGAACGCATCGGAAGTTGTGGTCGCATCTTCAACCGATGCTTATCCGCTGCTGATTAATGTGACCGCAGGAAGCACTGCTGGCGTTGAGTTTAGAGACCCGACCACAACAACAAACCCTGTGATTGGAAGCCGAGGCAACAACCTTGCCGTCGAAGCAGGCGGCAACGAGGTAATTCGATTTGGCTCAAACAACAACATCACTGTAAACACTGGCAACCTCGTAATCGGCACTGCTGGCAAAGGCATCGACTTCAGCGCAAACACGCACGCTGCTGGCATGACCAGCGAATTGCTGAATGACTATGAGGAAGGCACATGGACACCGAATTATTATGGCGCAACAGGTTCTGCGGGTTCTTTGGCATATGCGGAGCAATCCGGTAAATACACAAAGATAGGCCGTCAGGTCACGGTTACAGGAACCATTATTCTATCTAACAAGGGAAGCTGGACTGGACGTATTCAGATTGGCGGATTTCCGTTTGTTTCTTTGGCCGATCAGTTCACTGGAAACGTAGAGCTTCGCAACTGCACGTTTACAGGAAACAATGTAATTATAGAAATTGGCCGCGCTGGAAGCGACTTTGCTCGGTTTGTGATTGTAAATGGGTTGGGCGCAAACTCTCAACTTGACGATACAATGGTTGCCAACAACAGCGGGTTTCTGTTCACCCTCACCTATTTCGTTTAAGGAATACGACACATGGCGCTAACCAAAGTCACATACGAAATGATGGATACGCCGCTGCCGTATTCTGTCATTGAAGGCGCGCCGATCAGCGTTCTTGACTACGCAGATTTGGCGGTCGTGACGGCTTGCCGCGACCCCGGCGACCCTAACAGCCATTTGCTGACTTCATTCTTAAACTGGACGCCAGCTATTCAGGCTGCGCTTGATGCTTGTTTTGATAACGGCGGCGGCAGTGTTGTTCTGCCCAAAAATACAGTTCCGTATTATGTGCAAGATCAGATTGTCGTTAAATCAAACACCACGCTAATTTGCCAAGATTGGCTGGTGTTGGCAGATTACAACCTAGAAGGCGGTACGTTGTTAGCCGATGGCGACAACATTTTTGTTCAGAACATTCAGATTGACAATAGCGGTATATACGCTGGCGGTTCAGGCTACAACGGGATTGGCGTAACTGGCAGCAATATCACCTTTTTGAACGGTTACATCAAAAACTGCGCTCGTGGCGATGTTGCTCCTGCGGACGGCGGAAAAGGCTGTCAGATTGAACCCGGCGATGCTTTGGATGTTGTTATTGACGGGTTGACGTTCGACACCTGTTTCATGGCGATGTCTACCATCAGAGATTACGGTACTGTCGCGCCTTATTACGGCATCGTTTATAGCAACATTACGGCTTACAACTGTGAAATTTTGTTTTTTGTGCAGCAATCTAACGGCGCTCAAAGCCCGACTGGATTGGAACACTCGGTCCAGCTTAACAACTTTTACGCTGTTGATTGCGGTACTTTTGAAGGTGTTATCCAGCTTTCACGCGCGTCCAATGTTCGTATAAGCAATGGTATTGTTGTAGTTGACCCCGGCTTAACCCCGACAGCACTTATCCGCGGCAACCACGCCAACTGTTCGTTTACCAAGATTGGGTGGTACGGCGACACGGCTGCGTGCATCCAGCTTGACCCCAGCACATATGCTGTTGACGATAGCCAAGCTAACGAGAATAACGTCTACGAAATCGACATCTGGGGTACAGTTGATTTTATTGCAGACGCAAACATTGCCACATCATTCCGCACGCTTAATAACTGTACTGGCGCGTTCACAATGCAGGACGCACCTAGCACGGCGTTTTTTGGGTTTGAATTGCGAAACGGCGCGTCGATGTTTTCGGTTGCAAACGGGACTAAGCAAGGCATTGTCTCAACAGCCACATCGTTTGATGGCTCGACCCTTGCAAATAATTTTTCAGACTTAACGGCGGATCGCATAAACATACCTGTCTTTCAGAACTGGTATACTGGTTTCACTACCATTGCGGCTACGTCTGCACCAAACAACAGTTTGTTTTTGGATACCGCAACAGGAAAGCTATCTTTCAAAAACAACAGCGGCGTTGTGAACGCACTTTATTAACCTAATGTCC